TGATCCAGGGATGGTCGGCCAATGTAGACCACTTTACCAGTCCCGTCCCAACGTCTGCGGAAATTCGTCTTGGACCATTCCAAGGTGAATGCATCGCGGTGTTGACGCGGAACGGAGCTGATAAAGCTGGCCCGACGGGCACCCGCTCTTGGTAGGATTGCTTCGTACACGCGAGGTTTCTTCCAGGTTGCGGCACGAAGTCTTCCCCCACGCATATCCACTTTTTTCCACTTCTTCCGAGAAATGGGAAAGTAGTGCGCGGGCCTCTGGAGGAATGCAGGCTTTGGAAGAAGCCACGACAGATGCATTCCTGCGTGTGGATCCAAATGCTCACCCCTGGATTTCTCATGGAGAAATCTGATGGGGAACATGCGGCTGTTTAACAAGGAAAGATATTTTATGTCCTTCCTCGTCAAATCCATTGGTCCACGAGGTGTTCTCGCTCCCCCCATACCACCGAGGCATGCGGGTCCGAAAAGGTTACGGAAATCTCCTTCGACCTTCGTTGTCGTGGTCTTAAAGAGATCAACGCGCCGGAAACGTTCTGGGATGGAATTCCAGACCTCACCGGACATCGGAGCAAGATAGAGGGAAACGGGACAGAATTCTATCTCAATAAATCTTTTACGGTAGTAAAAGTATTTTGAGCATAGGGTAATGAAGCTGTCGGTGTGGAAGACCTTCCCTGGTGAAGGTCTCATACCCATTCTGTCAGCGACCCGTTCCCATTCCACTCGGTCCTCATAACTGCATCGAAAAGCAGCGTCATCACCGTTGACCAAAAACGGATTTTGGGTGACCTGGCGTATAATCCAGGCGTTGGTGAGACAGAGGAGAGGGAACGAGAGAAGTGATCCCATCAAAGTTCCTCGGTATTGATCGATGTTCTCTCCCCAGGGATAGGAGATTGACTTACCAAGGCTCACTTCTCTCATGGCAGTTTCCTTTAACAATTGGAGTTGGGGAACTCCTGACCGGTTGATCAACACCTCAATCAATCGGGCTTGGAAACTACCATCGACACAGTCCGTGGCGGACTTGTAGTCGACACTCAAGACTTCACCCAGTGATGGAGGCCCCAAAACCTCTAAATCACAACAATCAACCGGTCCGTCCGGACGGATGGGTCGACCGATAAGGGTAAATTCAGGAAAAGTCTTGAGATGACTGTGGAGGCAGGCCTGGAGTGGTTGAAGACACTTGAGGTTACGATCTCCTTTCGTAATTACTCGTATCTTTCCGGCGTCCTGAACGCCGCAGGCCTCTACCTTCGTGGTGTCACAGTCCTTCAATGCATCCAACCAGCGCGATTCCATGCGCCGGCGGAGAGGGATTGTGCCTGCTCCTCGATGGATTTCAACTTCATCGAAATCGTCGAGTTCGAGCTCCCCCTCGTGTGCACTGGTTTTTCGATCCAGACAACTCGAGTTCTTATATGAGAAGGTCTTTTTCGTCAACCACGAAAAATGTTTTCTCGCCCAGTTCTGGGGAAAGTATGTCTCAACTATCCATGGAACCGGATCGAATCCACTTTGGTAGTACTGTGACAAAGTGTCGCGGTGTTCCCGAAGTGAATTGGAGATGGAGTCACTGGAAAGTGGGGCAAACGATCTCTTGAGCTGTAATAAGCTCGCGAGAATTGACCGGAGCTGATTTCTTTTCTTCCGGCCAGTTGCACTCGTTGCCCGCGATCGACGCTCGAGAACGTCGATCCCTTCCCTTGTTCTGTTCGAAAAGAAACAAGGGGTGGTCGGTGTCTTATAACCAAAGGGGTAACCCTCCGCGAAGCGTTCCGCGAAGTGGTTAACCCATTCCTTATAAGACGCCAACTGGTCCTTCTCATCAAGTGTCGACAGGTAATGACTGTTTAGGTCAATGACCGTCGTATGCTGTAGAGTCTTTAACAGCTTTACAGACCTGATGAGACCCGTGTAAAATCCTACCTTTCCCACAGCACGCTGTGGGGGGGGTCCCGATTTACATGCAGGGGCCATTTCTCTGCTATCTCTGGTTTTTGACTGGAGAGTTGCAAAAGTCATGTTGGGAATCCCTGAC